TCGTAGTCAGACGCTGTCAAACCTCTTCGGGTCAACATAGTCTTAACACCACGTGCAGTTTTACCAATCGCTTCTGCGATTGCTTCAACTGTCATGTCAGATACATCACCGAGGTCTTCGAGAGGATCGCTCTTTGCAGAGCCCTTGGTGTGTTCCTGACGGGGGATAGCGTCAATATCGCCAGAACGTAGAAGGCTAAGAGCCTTACCACGAACACTGTTTACAGTTCGGTCAAGAGCTTCTGCGATTGCTTCGACATAGGCTCCATCATTAACCATAGATATGAAAGTAGCTTCCTCATCGGGAGAGTACGTTCTAACAGTCTCCACTTTGGGAGCTGGCTTAACATGACCAGTAAGTTCCATTGAGAGAATCTTACCTTGGATAGACTTAGCACTAAATGCGCCGCCTTCAAAGTTATCTGCAATCTGAGCATAGGTATACTCACCGCTATTGTCAGAAACAAAAGCTGCAAGAGTAGATTCTTGTTGCTCAGTGAAAGCACGAGTGCTTTTTGCTGAAGCAAGTTCTACGTCATAGCCCATTTTTCTCAGCTTGCTAGAAACTGATCGTGTAGTAGTCTCAAGCTGGTCTGCAGCTTCTGCTACAGTAGCCTGTGATACTGGGGATTCATCACCGACAAAATTAGTGAGCTCGTCGGTACGCTCATCTGTCCACTTAGGCAATGTTGCCATATTAATCTCCTAAAAATTCTAATAGGTTGGTTACTATTTGTATGCCCTTCTCTTGGGCTTGTTTTGTTTTTGCGGATTCTATTCCAGATTCATTTACAAGAATAGTTACGTCTTTTGTAATGGTACTTTTTACAACATACCCTTTTCTTACTAAAGCTGCCGTGGCATCCGCTTTAGTGGAAAAACTTTTCAGTCTACCACTAAGGCATACTGTGCCCTTTAAAACTCTCGTTGTGTCCTCCTTTTCAAAAGAAAAATCAAAGGGTAATCTAATTAAACTACTCAAAAACTCACCGAAATACCAGTTTAATAAATGTTCAGTAGCTTTCGGTCCAAGACCCGCTTCTTTACATTTGTCCGCAGTAAGCTCCGAGAGGTCACTGATTTTAGTGGACAATTTTTGCGCCGCTGTCTTTCCGATTAAAGGAATACTAAACGCTGGTAGTAGAACATTCAAACTACTTTTCTTTGAGTGATCTATTTCAACTACAAGTTTTTTCGCCAATTTTTCAGAGGCAAGAGCATATTTACAAGTAGTATAATCTAAATTATAAATCTCGTGAAAAGAGGAAATATCCAACTTTTCTATGCTCTTGGGGCCAAGCCCTTTGATCTTCAGCGTCTTTGCAAAATGCTCGATCCGTTTCTGAATCTGAGCAGGGCACAAAGAGTTCGTACAATAAAGCAATTCATTTTTCCACTCAAGTAAAGATTCACAAGAGGGGCAAAATTCTGGAGCTTCTATCGCCTGCATAAAGATTCCTCTGAAATTGAAAGTATATTATACGGAAATTTAGGTTCCATGTCAAGAACTATTTTTCCTCAACTCGTCGGACAATACGCGGGATAATTTCACCACTTCGTATGACCTCGACGTTGCAACCAATTTCAAGACCTAACTCCTTAATGTGAGCCATATTATGTAAGGTTGCTCTTGATACAAGTGCATCCCCAATCATAACAGGGCCAAGTATTGCTACTGGTGTAACAACACCTGACTTACCTGTTTGCCACTCAACATTACTTAGATAAGTTACTACACCTTCTTTTTGAATTTTGAAGGCAAGCGACCCTCTAGGGTGATGAGAAGTGAAGCCTTGTTTAGTCCAATACTCAATATTATCTAGTCTATGTACTTCTCCATCGGTTGGATACTGTGACGCATCAACTGAGTGAACAGTTGAAAAACCAAGACCCTCTAGCCAATTAAGAAGTACAGTCCAAGACTCAATAAATCCATGAGGCCGTAGATCGTATGCAACAAATCGTAATTCATTACATCGAGGTATAAAGTCTCTAACTAATTTTAAGTTAAGAGACCCCGCCGCATAGTTACGAGCATTAGGTATAGTTATAGGAGCAACTACTTCTCCATCAATTTGTACTTTCTTAGCAAAATTAATTTTTTCTGGGACTAGAAACTTCATTTTATTTGAAATGTCTACTCCAATTTTTCCGTTTCCACGGGTAGTTGCTCTTACAAATTTCCCCTTATCGTATAATACTGATACTGCCGAGCCGTCTAATTTTGGGCTATAGATAACTTCTTGTCCTTCGTGAGAAGTAATCCAAGAAACTAATTCCTCATCATCAAACGTCTTTTTAAGTGACAGCATTGGAAATGAATGACGTACTCCATCATCTGGAGTATATCCTACCTCTTCATCCTCATACAGAGCATCCCACTCGGCGTCAGTTAAAGTACTGTCACCACCTTCGTAGTACATTCTTGCTGCGGATTTTTTGTTGGTATTCTCATTCATATAAATATATTATACTAGAAAATAGGATTAGAGTCAAGAAGAATTTAAACTAATCAGGTAAATAAATTGATTTTATTAAGTCCTCAAAGTTTTCTTCGATTATTTGTTTCGACTCAGCTAAGGATAGTATCTCAGTGAGGGCACGAAACAGTTCTCTGGTGTTGCTAAAGTCGATGGGCATTGCAATTCCTTCAGGTGTAGGTTTCCATTCTTCATCAAAATCCATGTAATACTTCCTAAGATGAAGATATTCAATACCACGAAAAGTACTAACGACCACTCGTATTTGGGTTTCTTTTTCTTCGTCATAGTGAATTACATGCTCATAGACTGCTGGTGCTTCATGCAACTGTATCATGATTCGTTCTTCAACACAGATGCAAGAGGGACTACGCTAGTCACATTCTTGGGTTTTAATAAGCGATACGAATCCGTATCCCAGCAAAATAGTAGCAGGGTTTCATCAGATTCTTTTGCTCGATTTTTCTTGTTCTGAATGTACTCGGTGCTGAAGTCCAACGTACAGACATTGTACTTCAGCTTTTTCGAGTTCTCACTACGATAAGTAATGATTGCATCACCACATTCATTTACAAGAGTGGCTAGTTCGTCCTTCTTCACGACGCTCCTTAGTAGGTAGGTAAAAAATCTTTTACTGTCCTTACCTTTGGAGCAAAAAACACCTCGGGAGTCTCACCCGAGGAAAGTACTAGTCAGCCATTAGGCCCGCAAAGTATTGAGCGGCTTTGCCAGTCATCTTGGAGATTATATCCATATCTGGCTCTAAGCCTTTGTCCGTTATAGCAGCTACGAGTGCATCTTGAGCAGCTTGCTTAGATACGCGTGTACCACCTGAGGAAGTCCCACCACCATTCCCCGTAGCTTGAGCCTTTTTTACATAGACTCCTGCTTTTGTTAAAATCATACGAACCCCGTTTGGGCTTTCGTTTAATTCTTCTGCAATTTCTTTTACAATTTCCATAGATGTTTCAGGAGTTGGATCCTGTGATTCATACATTTCTACGGCTTGTGCTTTTTTATCGTCATCCCACGCCATTTTGCGTTTTCCTCTTTGTTGTTGTTGCTGGAAATAAAATCGGTCGCCCATTGGTTTCCTCATTTTTAATAATAGTATTATCTCACGAATTAACGTTTGTGTCAAGAATTATTTTTCGCATCTGTCCATATTGTTAGAGAATATTTTTCTCCATCGACCAATTCCGTAGATAAATGTGGATGAGTTATTTGGCTAGGCCATATAATTAAATCCCCAATTTCCATACTATCATTGGTAAAATTCTGTCTATTAAACTTTAATACTCCTCCCTCGTAGTCAGTATTTAATTTTATACTTCCACTAATACAACTTTCATCTATATGCTCTCGAAGCCGTATTTGAGTTTCCTTACTGTATTTAACTGCAAAAATACTGTCTACTTGTACCTGCCCATTGAAAAACCATATGTCATACATTTCTCTAAGAACTATATTATCGAATTGTTCTTTAATTAATTCGTATAAGTCAGGAAAGTGTTTCTTTAGTTGTATATCATGGGTTGAGTAACTTCTATCATAAGAGCCTTTTGTCCAGAGGTCGCTTTCTTTTAATATATCTACTACTATCTTTGCGAACTTAGGAGTTAGAAATTTAGTATGAAATATATCTGTACTAACCTGTGTTAAACTCTGTGGATAGAATATATTGTTCATTATATTTTTTCGAGATCAATTCCGTATTCTTCTAGGTGGGTTAATTTACCTAAATCACAGGCTAATGAAGCGGCATAGTATCCTCCTCGTACAAAGCCCTCAGTATGCTCCCACACATATATAGAATAACATTTGCTTCCATATTTTTCCATATACAAGGATTTTTCGTGCTCTTTTTCCACTAGTGCAGGTGCATGATGAAACGCAGACCAAACAGTTTCTCCTGGACTAAACTCTTCGGATACACACTCGTCAGGTAAAAAAGCATACCCCTGTCGATCTTCCACTGCTGCAGGCCGTGTTGGTACTCCTACTCTTTCAAGTATATTTTTTACAAAACCAGCAGAACGATACATACTTTGAGATATTTCAGATATAGACTCACCACGTAAATAAGACTGTATTGCGTCTTTTATCTCTTCTTTTGTTGCTCTTTTACCTTTTAATTGAGCTTTTCGTTTGGCTCTGTACTCATTTCGCTCATTAAACTCATCAAGTATTTTATTTAAACGAGTCGTATTATACGAGATATTCAAAATCTCGCAAGCCTCCTTTTTTGTGATCGGGCGTTCCCCTGATAGCAGATTCATAACATGTTGAATGTTCTCCTGCGTCAGTTTCTCGTGCTCTTTCTTTTTCACTCTCGCCAAGTAATTCGTCCTCCAACTTAAATAATAAACAACACATAGCATGAGCTAAATGTGAATAGCCTGTTTCTTCGTCTAATTTCTCTCCATCTATATGGGCAAAGATGTGTCTCAATGCAGCACTGGTATATCTATTTTGTAGATCATCTACTTTACGCCAGTTTTCAGCATCATACTTATTTGCCCCATAGGTTAATACTTTGCCAATTTCTATGATGGACTTGGGAGGAAGTAAGTATAGTTTTGGTTTTTCACTATCAAACTTTCTGCCTTCGCTCATATCTATCCCCAAGGTAACAAGGTCATACCAAACATATTTAGTATGATCTCAATAAAAATAAAAAAGATTAAGCCTACTCCTAGCTGCCACAGCCACCACATCCAGCCGTCTAAATTGGACGCCCAAGTAGCTAATCTACTGTTTCTAGCTTTATCGTAAGCTCCTGTCTTTTCTCCTATTTTTTCTGCCCAATAATTTGGGCTAACTGCATTCTTTAATCCTTTGAGTAATTTAACTAACACCTATTTCCTCTCTATTACTCATTATCTGTGCACGAAGTTTGGCGTTTTCACCTGTCTCTCTTTCGTTCTTAACTCGATGATTATTTTCATACGGAGTAACCCATCTCAAATTATCAACATGAGGATTAAAGCCGTCATCATCTATATGATCCACTATGTAGATACTTTGTATCCACTTCTTTTGTTTTTCATTTAAAGTAGGCCATAACTCTGAAAAACATAAAGGCACTGGTTTTGGCAGAAAAAATTCTGCTACTAACTGGTGCGGTTTAAGATTTTGGTGGACTTGTTTACCTGTTTTTGTCTCGTTACCTAAAGGATTCCATCTAGTAGCGGATTTAGGAATAAACGCCCCGTCAAAATAATCGTCGTAACTTAAAGATATTTTCACACTAGCATACCCGGCCATATCACACCATTTTAGTTTTCTACCTTGCTTGCCTATAATATTGCCATACTGCGATATTTTATAGGCAGAAGCATCAAACCTAGATGTTATTATCGGTTTCCAGATCTCGTCTTCTATGTGTTCAAGTCTCTGGTTCCCTATTACGTTGCCAAAAGGATTTTTAGGTTTGGTAAACCCAAACCTTTTTTTCCAGCGATATACAGTCTCTATGCTCTTAATATCAAACCCTTTATCTCTATAAGCATAGAACTTTTCTTTATCTGTCAAACCCTGTGCAACGAAATCTTCCATTAATTGTTTTAATACAGGCTCGCTTTCACTAGTGAGTATGACTTTTCTTTTTTCTTTGACCTCTGACATAGTAATCTCCTATCTATTTTTTGGTCGATGCCAGTACCAGCACTCATGTCTAGATTCGAACTCTCCCTTTGCGACTTCTTCTTTGCAAAGTTCGTTTAGTTCTTTATTTCCAGGCTGGTAAACGGCTAACAATGTTACTATTATAATTGATACTGCAATGTCCATGTAGACTCCTTACTTTTACCGAGATATTCGTTGTTGATAGTCTGCTTCATCTTCACTCCACCAATGTGGCTTGTCTCGGTACTTCCATGAAGCAAACGTGGCTTTATCTTTGTGATAAAATTTTCGATATGCTACTACTGCATTTGATCCTTTGAGCTCTTCAGGCATAGCCTGAGCGAAAGGTGTGAGTCCAATTCTTGGTATAGATACGGGCTCGGGTAATTTGAGTATGACGTCATGCACTGATCTATGGCTTTTACCGTATCGGTATCCATATTCGTCATTGAGTGCAGTTGCATAACAGTGTAACCACTCGAAATTATCCATGCTAGTACGACTCCAGATAGTGCAAGGATGGTTGTGCATTGTAGGCAAGTAAGGGAAGTCCCTCGGCTCATTTTGTTTTTTCTCTCTCAATAAAGCTAACTGTTCTTTACTTAGCTTCTCGGGTACATACCCTAAGTATTTATCAACCCACATATTAGTGCACAGCATTTGAGCTGCCTCTAAGGGCATTTTGACTATATGTTTATCAACATGATACTCTGCACACTTATCGTGGTTTTCGTCAAGTATAAAAATATTCATGCAAGTATTATACTAGAAAATGTAATTAGTGTCAAGAATTATTTAGATCGTCTACTGCTTTTACTACACTTGGAAAATGAGCGCCAATTATCTCCCAACATTTTTTTGCTATGTCAGCATGTTCTTGTTGAGTGCCATTAGCCATTCGTAATTGACAATAATGTATCCAACTACGTAATGTTCCCGCCATGTATAAAGTAGTACCGCTCATACCTTCTGGAAGGAGGGCACGAGCTTGTTCTTTTGCAACACCCGCTTCCAGGGCTTTCTCGTAGGCGTCTCTAGCTGTTTGCAAAACTGCGTGTTGGTTCATTGAAAAATTTTCGTTTATACGACGTTGTTCTTGATTTGTTTGGTCAAGCTCAATACTGTTCTGTCTATTTTTTGGATCTTGCAGGCGAGCTTCACGGATCTCAAACGTCTCCGTTTTAGCATACCTTTGACTAAATTCTTGAAAAGAAAAACTTCGGTGTCTTACTATTTGATGGGAGATATCTCTTGTAGTTTCTATTTCCATAGCAAGAGATACCATTTCAAACGGACTCCAATGCCCGTGTTTAATTAAATAAGATAACAACCCCGCTGCTGTCTTATTATTATTTTGATTTTCAGGATTACTTACTCTTGCACAGTAAGCGACAAACTCATCAGCCGTATGGCATCCTGTAACCGCCGACGGCTTTGTTAAAGAAACTAATTGTACTCTCACTAACTAACATTCTCCATCCTTAACATTAATCTTTCTGCTCGTTTTCGTACTTGCTTGTACCATAAGGAGTCTCTTCCTTCAACGGCAGCCCTTTTCCAGTCGTTTTGCTCTATGGCTTTATTCATATTTTTGAATTTGGACAGTCTGGGTCTGCCCATGTTAAACATCATATTGACCAGGATCTGCTGGACTTCATCGGGAAATCCTCTAAAACTCCCTTCTCCGTATAGAGTACAACACTCTCGCTCGGCAATTTCAAGATCTCTAGCGAAACATTCCCTGACTCGCTCTTCAGTAACTGCTGTTCCAACTTCCCTTCCGAATTCCTCATCACTTTCGAGGATAAGATGACCGACTCCAAAGGTTGGATAGCCGAGGTGATCATTGTAGATTTCATACACTACTCCTTCATCAATCTTGAGTTGTTCATAAACTGCTTCTCTGTTCATTAGTACACCTTAACTAAATCCCAATTCATGGGCTCTTCAGATTTTATTTCTATAATCTGATTTTGGTCGTCTTTAAACTTAATAAACTTAGGTTTTAGACTATAAAACTTACAGGCTTTATAGTGTTTAGGTTCCCTACTATAAATCTCATTGCCTCTTTCATCAATTACTTTTGCTGCGACAAAGTAGATTGTTAACTTATATTCTTCATATATAAGCGTCTTCCACCAACGCACTAACCAATTATCTTTTACGACGTGTTCGATCTTTTCTTCTTCATCAACTATCATCGCCATCTCTGTTAAAGATACTCAGAATTCCTGGCTTTTTAACTGATTCTATGTATTCCTGCTTATCAGGTGCTGTATCCTGATCTGCTTGTAACGAGGCATTCTTTTCTAACCATTCATCTGCTTCATCTGCGGCATCTGTTGCTTCCCTGTAATAGAGAATAATTTCTTTTTGTTGTCTTATAAACCTACGAATTTCCTGTAGGTTGTATGCCATTGCCTCGTATCCTGTGGGTGTGAGAGCAAATACTACAAACTCTCCACCTAATAATTTTTCTACTTTCGCTACTGCCTCTTCATAATTGTTTTTGGTTATTACAAACCAATCAACATTTTCCATCTTAATTTCTTGAGGTAAAGGAGGCTGATAGATATCCATCCTCACTTCTTCGGTTATTACCTTTACTGGAGGCGGTGGTGTAAAATCTACTTTCGGAAGTACACTACATCCACTACTCAGTAGTATCGTAAGCGCGCTCACTAGCGGTATCGTCGGCTTCATCTAATTCCCTACTATCT